CTCGACTATATCTCCCCGATGCAGTCCGAGACGATGCTGGACAGTCCGTTTAAGACCCGACCCAATCCGAGTCAATGACAACTCAAACAAAAAGAAAACAGAAGCTGCGAGGGGCAACGAAGCCAAGGCTTCACAGTCCACTTCTAAAGGGCGAAAATAAACTTCAAGATGTAAAAGACCTGTGTGACATCGTAAAGATGCCGCTTATGCCATGGCAGGAATTCGTACTCAAAGACATGCTTACGATTGACAAGAAAGGCATGTGGGTTCGTAAGACAAACTTGATTTTAGTAGCTAGACAGAACGGCAAAACCCACCTAGCGCGTATGCTGATTCTCGCGCACCTGATCAAGTGGAATACCAATGTGCTTATTATGAGCTCAAATAGAAGCATGGCTTTAGACACCTTCAGACAAGTAACTAGCCTATTGGAGACCAATGACCACCTTAAAGGATTCGTCAAACAGATCAGACACGCCAACGGAACTGAGTCTATTGAGATGCTATCTGGAGCAAGGCTTGATGTTGTCGCAGCAACTAGAGACGGCTCTCGCGGTCGAAGCGTCAACGGATTGCTCTACATCGATGAAGTACGAGAGATCACAGAAGATGGATTTAGAGCTGCAACTCCAACTACTAGAGCTCACCCAAATTCTCAAACGCTTCTTACCTCTAATGCGGGAGACGCTTTCAGCACTGTACTCAACGACCTACGAGAAAGAGCTATCGACTACCCACCCAAGTCTTTTGGATTCTATGAGTACTCAGCACCCCAGTACTGCAAGATAGACGATAGAAATGCATGGGCTCTGGCTAACCCCTCACTCGGTTACACGATTACAGAGGATGCGATTGAGGAAGCGATTGCTACTTCACCGATTGAAAATACGCGTACGGAAACTCTTTGCCAATGGATCGACTCCCTAAGTAGTCCTTGGCCGCATGGCATTCTTGAAGAAACATCTGATTCAGATCTAGAGATGGCAGTCGGTGCTTACACAGTATTCGGCTTTGATGTTAGTCCGAGTAGGCGCAATGGCTCACTCGTTGCCGGTCAATTACTTCCTGACGGGCGTATCGGCATCGGGATTCTAGAGACTTACAGCTCTCAGGTTGCTATCGATGAGCTGAAGATGGCTGCAAGTATAAAGGCTTGGTGCGACATCTATAAGCCACGGCTAGTGTGCTTTGATAAGTATGCTACCCAGACTATTGCAGATCGCCTGTCTAATAGTGGCGTGGTCGTTGAAGATGTCTCTGGTCAGCAGTTTTACAAAGCCTGTGGAGACTTGCTTGAAGGCTTAGTCAATCATCGAGTAGTCCACAATGGACAAGCCGAGTTCATACAGCAGATGAATAACTGCGCAGCTAAGGTCAATGACAGCGCATGGAGAATCATCAAGCGAAAGTCTGCGGGAGATATCTCTGCACCTATTGGCATAGCAATGGCAGTATCGAAGCTAATGATCCCTCAACCTAAGCCACAAATTTACGGTTAGACACGCCCATATCATATTGTCTATTTACTTGACAAATGGTATCCTTTATGACTATGGGTCTATTCCGCAAAACTGAAGCAATCTCTGAAGATAAGCGTTCATCGCTTTTAGCGCAATACGCCCCTAGCATTATGGGAGAGAATCTTAACTCCCTTTACAACTACATCATGCCGCGAGTCAATCGCAACGAGGCAATGTCAGTTCCATCTGTAGCTCGATGCCGTAACTTGATCGCTGGAGTTGTTGGCGATCTTCCACTTAACTTGTATCGCACTTCAACAGGTGAAGAATTAGGCAATCCAGTCTGGGTCGATCAGCCAGCAATTAATCAGCCACGATCTGTAACAATGGCGTGGACTGTTGATTCGTTGCTCATGTACGGTGTTGCTTATTGGCAAGTTACAGAAGTCTATGCTGAAGATGGCAGACCTTCTCGCTTCCAATGGATTCCGAATGTTAAAGTTACATTCACTACAGATCTTTACGGAATGACTGTTACTCAGTATTTTATTGATGCTGTTGCAGTACCCATGTCCGGTATTGGCTCACTAGTTACATTCCAAGCTTATGATGAAGGTATCCTAGAACGCGGATCTGAAACAATTAGAGCTGCAATCGATCTTCGTAAGGCAGCAGTATTAGCGGCTCAAACACCAATGCCATCTGGAGTTCTTCGTAACAACGGCGCAGATCTAGATCCTAAAGAAATCGCTGGATTGCTTGCGGCATGGAAGAACGCTAGACAAAATCGTTCAACCGCATATTTGACAAGCACTTTGGAATATCAGCCAACATCATTTTCACCTAAAGACATGATGTACGATTCTGCGCAGCAGTTCCTTAGCACCGAAATTGCCAGATTATGCTCGATTCCTGCCTACCTATTGTCAGCTGAAATGAATAACAGCATGACATATGCGAATGTGTTGGATGAGCGCAAACAATTTTATTCTCTATCTGTCGCTCCATATGTAAATGCAATTCAGGACAGACTCAGCATGGATGACATCACGGCTCGTGGAAATTCTGTGCGCTTTGATGTGGACTCATCATTCTTAGCAACTGAACCAATGGAACGCTTGCTAGTAATTGAAAAGATGTTATCTCTTGGCTTGATCACAGTTGAACAAGCTATGGAGATGGAAGATCTAACGCCTAACGGCAGCGAAGGAATAGCATAATGGAAAACCAAGTCATCACCTTCACAGCAGGGCTTATTGCCAATGTTGAGGAACGCTTAATCTCAGGCAAGATCGTGCCAGCAGGTACAGGCGAAGTAGGTAATACTTCAGCAGGTAAGGTCGTATTCGAGAAGGGCGCAATCGCACTTCCAGAAGATCCTAAGACAATAAAGCTTCTCAATCAACATGACATGAAGCAGCCACTCGGCAAGGCAACACAATTCACAGAGCAAGAAGATGGCATCTATGCATCTTTCAAAATCTCACGTTCTAATCGTGGATCAGAAGCTCTTATCCTTGCAGAAGAAGGATTGCAATCAGGTCTTTCAGTAGGTGTAGAAGTAATCAAGTCAAAGCAGAAGGGCAATGTAATGTTTGTCTCTGCTGCTAGATTGTTTGAAGTAAGTTTGGTAACAGAGCCAGCATTCAAATCGGCTCAAGTTATCGATGTTGCTGCTGAGGAAACTCCAGAGGCAGTAGAAGAAATCCAACCAACAGAAAGCGAGACAGCTGTGGAGAATACTCCAGAGACAGTTGCAGCACCAGTAGAGGCAGCAGCGGTTGAAGCTGCTCGTCCTGTGGTAACAGCAACTACATTCGTGCGCGAGCGCGTAGCACCAATCACATCTGCACAATACCTAGAAGCTAACATTAAGGCAGCTCTTGGTGATGACGAAGCACGTCGCATCGTTCGAAGTGCGGATGATTCGACTTCAACAAATACAGGTCTAACACTTGCACCACACCTAGACACTTTTATTACTGACACATTTACTGGCCGTCCAGCATTTGAAGCTGCAACGAGATCAGCTCTCTTGCCATCTGGAATGTCATTTACTGTGCCCCGCCTTTACACCAATGCGAGCACTCCAGATGTTGCACCAACAACTGCAGACACTAACGAAGGTGCAGCACCATCTGAGACAGGCATGACTTCAAGTTATGACACTATCGACATCAACAAGTTCAGTGCGCTTAACCGCGTAAGTTTTGAGCTCATCGACCGCAGCCAGCCTGCATTCATGGAGCTTTTGATGGCTGAACTTCGTAAATCTTACGAGAAGGCAACAGATGCAGCACTTCTAGCTGCTTATGTTTCAGCAGGAACAACTGCAGCAACTACAGCAGCAACAGCAGCTGGATTGCAATCATTCATTTCAGTAGAAGGCGCAGCAGCTTACAAGGGTACAGGTGGAGACTTCGCTAACAAGCTAGTTGCATCGACAGACGCTTGGGCAGCAATCGCAGGATTCGCTGATACTACTGGTCGTGCGCTGTACTCAGCACAGGGTGCAACACAGAACGCTTCAGGTTCAGCAGTAGCTTCATCTGTTCGCGGAAACATTCTTGGCACAGACCTCATTGTGGATCACAACATCACAACATCTGGCGTAGTTGATAACTCAATGTTCCTAGTTGCGCCAAGCAGCGTTTATGTCTGGGAATCTCCACAGACACAACTTCGTGTGAATGTTTTAACTTCAGGCGAAATTGAAATCAACCTTTACGGATACCTAGCAATCTATCTTGCTAAGTCAGGTAAGGGCGTTCGTAAGTTCAACCTAACTTAATAGGTTACTAAGTCGCTCTAGGGGGTCAGTAGCCCTCTGATCCCCTAGAGTCTTTAGAAAGGATTGCACATGGCACTTACAACAGTTGCAGAGCTTCGCAGCACATTAGGCGTTGGCACTTTGTATCCAGACGCAACCCTTCAAGAAGTGGTAGATGCCGCAGATGTAGTCCTTCTGCCTATGCTCTGGACTAACTCTTATTTCAATATCGCACACAGCAACACAGCCACTACTGGCACTCTTTACTTTGAGGAAAAGGTAGAGAAGATCTTTTATGTAGGTCAGACAGTAACTATTGCTGGCAATGGATCAAAGCACAACGGATCAAAGACTCTCACTGGAGTAGGCGATTACAACATCACTTACAACATCACAGGCAATAACAATGTCCCAGCAGTAGAGCATCCAGTTCAACCTTTTGGCACAGTATCAGGCGATACTTATGTCGATTACACTTTAGATGCAGCAGTTCAGAATGCGGCGTTAATGATAAGTGTAGAAATTTGGCAAGCCCGCACCGCGACATTGAGTGGCTCAAATGCAGTCGATTTTCAACCGAGCCCATACAGGATGTCAAGTCAGCTTTTGGCGAAGGTGCGTGGGCTCATAGCTCATGCGCTTTCGCCTTCATCAATGGTCGGGTAGTTGATGATAACACCCATCACAACCCTTCGGACTACTTTAGCAACGGCTTTAGTAGATAATACAAAGTATCAAGTTTTTGCATTTCCGCCTGCAACAGTTCTTGCTAACTCTGTGATTGTGTCTCCAGATGATCCTTATTTAACACCGAGCAACAATCAGCACATCACTATTAGCCCAATGGCTAACTTTAAGATTATTATTACGACCATGCTCTACGACAATGAGGGCAATCTGAATGGCATAGAAGATTTTGTTTGTAGCGTGTTCGCTAAGCTTGCAGCATCATCTTTGACCTATAATGTAAGCGCAATCAGCGCACCTAGTATTCTCAACGCTGCATCGGGAGACCTTTTAAGCTGCGAGATGTCCGTATCAATCCTTACGAGTTGGAGCTAAAATGTCCGAGTGGGAAAAAGAAAACGAAGCCTTCCTGATCAAGATCGGGCAGGTAGCACCATCATCACCAAAGCCAGCACCTACAAAGAAAGACGAGGAATAATCTCATGGCTGTATTTCTAAATAACAAAGTCGGTGTGAAGATTAACTCCGTTGATCTTTCAGACCATGTCACATCAATTACTCTTAACCGCACATTCGATGAGCTAGAAGTTACTGCAATGGGTGACACAGCTCACAAGTTCGTTAAGGGCTTGGAAGCATCAACTGTCACAATCGACTTCCTAAATGACACAGCATCTGCGAATGTATTGGCAACACTACAGGCAGCATGGGGAACCACAGTCACATGTGTATTCCTACAGGAAAAGGGAACAGCAGTCTCAGCGACTAACCCTCTTTACACTGTTTCATTGCTAGTCAATAACA